TTGATCAAACCTATCAATAGTCCCTTCTTGATACATCTTAATAATAGCATCAGTAAGTATTGGTGAATCATTATCATTAAAAAATTGAGAATGATCTTTAGGATAAGGAAGAAAAGTTAGTGGATATGGATAATCGAAACTAATATGTTCTGCATGACCAGGTCTGAGCCAATCGATGATCTTATTACAGTATTTAAAACTCGCACCAGTTTCCCTCATCCAATGACGTTCATCTACTCCGAGTTCATCTAAAAGTGCGATGACCTGTGGAGTTGTACTCTCGCCAACCCCTATAGGAGATATTTGACTTGAGTAGATTACTTTAACGTTGTGATGAGGGAGTTTCTTAGAGAGATAGGAAGCGCACAGCCATCCAGCTGTACCTCCTCCTACTATTACTATGTTACGTGGACTTTCGATCACGTTGATCAGACTCTTTTCTACGGTTTTCGTTACCGTACTTGATAGCGTTTTGTCGAGCCTTCTCGCGATTCTCTGGATACAGGTGTTCGTATCCTTTCATGTTCCAACTTTTTGCCCAAGCTGCAGTTTGTTCTACACTATGCGCCTTCATTTTGAATTTCCTTCAACTGATTAATCAAGTTTGCAGATGACTCAGGATTTTCGACGAGTTGCTTCCTTACTGCATAAAGCCGCGCAAGTCGTTGTCGAACAGATCGAACCTTATGCTTCGGAGTTTCCCAATATTGGATCTCCTTATTAATATTTTCAATGCCCATTGCCATCGCTTTACCATCACGATTGACACTTCGCATCACACGGTCTAAACTATACACTAGTGATCTCCTGTTTCATTTGCAATAAGATTTTCTTTAGAGCCTTATAATCGTTCACAGTAGTAGATCGACTAATTGCTTCTTGTGCAACAGCCAACAAATGTTTTTTATTAGTACCAGTGCACAATGGACCAGACCATTCATTATGGAATTTACCATTTGGCGCATAGTTAATAGTCCGAAACCTCAACATCCACCGAGATGTCTTTTTGCCAGAATTATACAACGAGAATTTTTGTACTTGACTCGCTGCGTTTACTCCATAAAATAAGCCTTTTTTATTTGAATTGATATCTTGTAAAATCATTATGCTACCTCCGCATATTTAATTGCATTTTCAATGGCAGACTTCTTACGAAGTTGATTTCCGCCGAACCAGTTAGAATACAGACGATTGTCTGCGCTCCGACCTTGTACATGATCAGTCACAAAGGTAACTGCATTAAATGCCTGCCACCATGATCCTTCTGCATATTCTGCACCAGGCTGAGTCTCAAGTGCTTCATGACACAGCTTAGCGTTACGCGAGAGTGTATCTACACTCAGCGCCTTTCCTTGCACTCGCTTGTCAGCTGTACGAGGAAATACTTCATTGAAAAACTCGATTACCGAATCATCGGTGTAACGTTTAGCACCTAAGTAACGAGCCATTTCTTTGTATGTATGTAGCTTATTTGATGCGATACCAAGAGCACGCTTCACTGAAGCTGGATCAAATTCTGCACGATGACCTACACGTACAGACTTTTCAGTTTTCTCTTCGAGAGACAGAGTCAGTGTGTTGTTGCATACTACACGAATAGGTGTAAAACGAACATCAATTGACTTACCATATTGGTGCGGATTTGAGAACAAGAGATAAGACTCAACAGTGTCGCCCTTAAATAGTTCAAACGACTCTTTAATCTTAGCGAGTGCCCATACCATCTGACCATTTTTCAATGAGCCAGCAGTATGCATCTCCATATCACCTTCCATGACATACTCTGAAAAGAACTCAAATGCAGTCTCATTTTGGACTGGATTCCAGTTTTCACCAACATTAGTCAAGATGCGACCGTCAGTCTCACGAACGAGAGACTTTTGTCCAGTTGACATCTTCTTACCATCGAATTCAATAAATGATTCAACTTCACGAACATTCCAATTAAGTCCAGCTTTGTCCATCATTTGTGCTGGTGTCAAATCATTTGATACAGGAACACCAAGACCATGCCATGGAACTTGACCCGCGTATGCCATTGTTTCTACCATATGTGCCATTATATACTCTCCTATTAATTAATTTCATAACCAAGATTTTCGCGAACCCAATCGTTGCCAAGATCAGCAGCAAAAGCAGTTACAACACCGTCGCGAATATATGTATCAAGAGAATCAACGAAGCTACGTAGTGAACCGATATGGCCACGATTGAAACGATCTTTAGCTTCGATGACATCGTTGCGGTCTTGAGCAACAAAGTTTTGCATATCTTTGTCAACGCCTTCCCATGCAACGATTTCTTTCCAAAGGCTTTTTTCCAACTTTGTAAGATTCTCTAAAAACATTTTAAGCTCCTCTGCTTTTTTCATTTTATAAGGATATTATACACTGTTTTTTCAGCTTTGTAAACCCTAAAAACGCATTAAAATGAATTTTTTTTACGAAAATCTTTCACTGCACCAATGACCATGGATGGATATGTACCTAAATAAGTACCTGCAGAGAGATCTTCTTTTGTGATGAGGTGTTTATGAGGATGATCGATTGCATTATAATGCTCGAGTATGAACTTACTCAATTCATCAAACTCTGCATCTGAAATCAATGGATCATCCTCAACATAGTATGCATACGAACACATCAGATATTTTGCAATAGGATTCTTCATCAATGCCTCGTATGATCTTGATCAGTGAATTGAGAAACACGATCAGGATCTGCTTTGTGTGAGAAGACAACAGTATCGTTATCTACATCAACATCACCATACATACGGTGATCATGAGTCAGATGAACAAAATCAGGCTTACCAAAAACCCGAACTGCTGCCATATAATCATTATCATTTCGAAAACCAACAAAGTGTAGCATTACAAAACTCCTCTTAATAAACCCTTAATTCAAAACTATTTACTAGATACGCCCGAGCTAGTATCTCCAATCTCTGAGATTGAAACTAACATCCCTTTCGAGATAGTGTTTTTAGCTGATCAACGCCTCTACACGGACGTATCTAGTAAGTAGTTTTGATTTATTCTATATAAACATCAAGATTGGAAGTGAAGCCATCGCGAACATAAAGATAATTCCAAGTAAAATCTGCATCATAATCTCCTAGAAACGAATTGCGGCTAGTGCACAAGCAGTCTCGCTTGCTTCAATACCAAACTGTTCTGCCAACATACGCTGAAGATCAGCATTAGGTGTACCCTCAGGCTTTGACATACAAAATGCAATGATAAACTTCCATGTATCGTTGTGATCCGGATTTTGAAATTCAAACTTAATCATGATAGGCTCCTCTTCCTTTTTGATTATAGGTATATTATACCCTAAAAAGACGAGTTTGTACATGCTAAAAACGCATTAAAATGAATTTTTTTTAAGGTGCCGGATTCTGTTTCGAGGCTCCGGCGGGCCCAGAGATTATGCCGCTAGGCGCATCTCAGGAGCAAAGTTATCGTTTGCATTTACGTTTGTGACTCTCCACTGCCTTCTTGTATCTGTCGATCCTATTTCGCCCCCATCATAAGCACACTATTCGTCAAACCAGAGAAGAAATTCCATACTACCAGTAATCTTGTATAAGACAAGTAATAGTATACAAAACCAAATAAACCAAAATAAATAAAACCCTAGGAATCTATACACTTTCTCCATAGGAAGATATTTTTCAAATAAAGTTTGAATGTCCCATACATATTTAAATTGTATAAACCAACAGAACCATCTCACATATTTGTTTGGCGTATTCTCTGGTGTTATTTTCACTTGCAAAGGTCTTCATATTTTACGCTATGGACTCTATGTTGTGCCATATCTCTACCGAGGTACCCTGGTTGTGGTTTGACTTTAATAAACTTCGATACCCAATTTGCAAATGCTTCTAACATATTTACCTCTAGTGTGTTTATGGTGGAGGCGGTGGGTACTGCCCCCACGTCCAGCCTACATCCATCCAGTTTCACCGAATCATTTTTTATTTATACATGTATTATACCACACTTTCAAGGCTTTGTACATATAAATATAGCTGAGAGCGAATTTCATTATATAGCAACAGTGACACACATCTAACTTCAATAGAAGGAAGATCACGATGCCTGTAGCAGAAATCCTAGCAGGAATTGCACTTGTAAAGGCAAGTGTAGAATTTATAAAATCGAATATTGATACCGCCAAAGATATCGGTGAAATTGCCGGGGCGATAGACGGTATGTTTAGCGGCGCTGAAGAGGTACAAAAGAAAAGAAATAAGAAAACTGGTATGGGACTGAAAGATCAGTTCGGTATCCAATCAGTTGCCCAAGAAATGATTGATGCAAAACTTGCAGAAGAAAAAATGCAGGAGATGCGTAACCTTATTGATATGCGGTTTGGTCCAGGAACTTGGCAAAAGATCTTAGATGAGAGACAAAAAAGAATTGTTGAAGCTAAGGAAGCACAGAGAATAGCCAGAATTCAAAAGAGAAAAGAAGAAGAAGAGTTCTGGGAAATGATTAAAATGATGCTGATTATTGGTGGATGTGTTATCCTTGGTGGCGCCGCACTAGTCTTTGTAATGTATACGGCAGTATGATGATACAAGCAATCGTGTATGCATGTCTGATGAGCAATCCAAACTATTGTATTATGTTAGAAGATCAACGAGGTCCATATGAATCAGAGCGTGTGTGTAAGGCACGTGCATTACAAATGTCTCACGATGTACATATACATATGAAGGGGTACAAACCGAGAAGCTGGGAATGCAGAACACTCCCAGCCGGTATGTTAACTAAGTAAATGGTAAATGTCAGAGGTAATACTATTGTCAATTATTGCTTTACTGGTAGCAATACTTTTCTTTAATGCATATCTTTACGATAAGACATTAGAAGATATTAAGGCACCAAAGACAGAACTAGAACTTGAGGTAGAACACCTTAAAGAAGCAATTCGTCTTGCTCAGTATCGTGTACGTGCAACTGAAGAATCGCGTAATGAATCACCTTCATCAAATCCTTCCGATGATCATCGGTAGTACCTTTATTGCCATATCGCTGGGCATACTTCATTACATTACCCATATTAAATCCAGTACCATGACCAGCGTCATAGATAAACTCTGATGCTTGGAAATTGTTCTTTGAGTAATGTTGACTATATGTCGCAATAATATAGTCGGAGATCTCATCAATATACATGTCCTCATTAAACTTAAAATCTGGCATATTTTCGATACTATCTTCCGGAAATAGTGTTCTCATCTTTATTTTTCCCATCTATAAAAAATGTGTTGATCAATCTTCATTGTTTTGGTTTTGGTTGATGCCCATTCTGGTCTAACATAATCGGCATGATAATGAGTGGCACCATCTGTGAAGTCGGGAAATTCTCCGTGATAGACTTTAAAAGAGATGGCACGAGCAAGTTCATAGACAGCAGTGTCGTGATAGCCAATATCATCAGACTTGCCGTCACAATACCAACTAAATTGGCAACGGTGGCGAAGAGGTACCATAGTCCCATTTTGTTTCCACGATGGTCTTTCAGGTCCTTGCTTAACAACCTCACAATATGAATGAGGAAACCGAGAATCAAGAACACGGTTACGAGTGACAAGAGCGACACCAATCATTCCCCTATGTATCTGGTTGCGGGCTTCAAAATATATATTGTCTGCCAAACATTTCTGTTCTGACACAGAATCATGCAATGATCCAGCATTGGCAGCTTCTGCACCAAAGGCAGATTTACCAGTTACAAGACCACCAAGAAATGATGCAGCCATTGCACCTAAAAAGATGTAACGCTTCATTTTCCTAAAGGCTCACTGAAATAAACATTAATCTCATGTTGAATTTGATCAAAATGTTTTACTGCGTGACCAAAGTATTTTGCATCAGAAACTTTTGGAAAATACTTTGCTGCCTTTTCTATAAACTCTGCCCGATATAGATTATAGTTTTTGCACGCTAATGCTTCGGCACTAGCTATCCGACTCTTGTAAGTTTTATTTGGCATAATTAGCTCCTCTTTAATTATAGGTATATTATACCCTAAAAAGATGAGTTTGTACATGCTAAAAACGCATTAAAGTGAAAAAAATTAATCTAATGTAGAGTCAGAACCAGGACTCTGTGTACAATTTTGTGTACGAGGACAATGGAAGTACTTATCCATTGCTACTGTAAGATCACCATGTCCTGTGGCTCCTCTTTCGTATATACACATACGTTCATCGGTCTCAGGATCAATATACTGTCTTTTGAGTCTACAGTTTATAGTATTGGTTGTAGTAGGAGGTACAGCTTTACGTCTACACTCCATAGGTTCTAGACCCAAAATAGTCTGTGGCCATCGTAATGGATTTGTATTCCATAGAGTACAATGAGTTTTATCTTCGCTTCCGGTATATGTACGACCTTCGGCATATACACTGGTAGTAAATAGACAAAAGAATATAATTAAATACTTAATGACAAAACTCTTTAATCATTGGAAAGATGGGTTCGAGTGCTGTTGCACAGGCTTTTGCTAGTTCGATGTGTTCTTTCTGCGTGCCGTGCCCAGAGCGTAGCTCGATATAATGGATCCAGGACCTGATGGTTCCGTTAACATAGAGTCGAGATTCCATGATACCTTCTGGTAAAACCGCACGAGCCTGTTCTTTAGCAATTCCATTTTCGATTGCCCATTCATATGATTTTTTTGCGGCATTGACGACCTCTGCTTGTTGTTTGTACCAATCTAATTGTAAGTCAGGATCATTCACATCCAAACTATTTTGTCTGTTCTTTGTATCTTGGAGCCGTGCTTCTTTCATCAAGAAGTTTAAGTCTTGAGTTGGATCTGCATATCTTTGCGAGAACTCTTGAAACGAAAACGATCTATGTCGTAATAGTTGACGAGCAATATCACGAGTAGTAGTTACTTCCAAGCAAGCGCTAACCATTTCGAAGGGCGACCAGTGTTTTTCTCTGATGAGATATCGTAATAGCCTTTCTGACGTTTCGGTGTTGTCTTGGTTGGATGGATTCGAGACACGGGCTGTATACGCAATGATGTCCTGGAGACTTTCATCTTTCTCTCCCTTTGAATAGCTGATTAGTTTTACAGTCATTTTTGATCTGTTCCAAGTACATAATTTTCTGCCAAGGTTTCGGCGATCTGTTCACCATGGTCACCAAGCACTTTCTTTTCTTCAATCGTTTTCCAAACATGTTTCATACATTTTATAGTAAATTCTTTATTAGTTGAATCATAATGTACTTCTGCTTTACGATTGGCCCATGGACCATCTCCATAAAATTCATGTAACTTTTCCATAATTATACCTTCTTATACCATACTTCATTAATATCTATAGAATATGTGAGTGGACCAAGGATCTCATCAACAGCTTTCTTGACTGATGCTGTACCGATATCGTGGCCAGTAATGTACCCTCCTGGTTTGATCTTTGGTAACCAGTTGACAATATCGCCCTTGACAGCTGAATACGAATGATCAGCATCAATGAAGATAAAGTCAAGTGAGGCATCAGGTACTTTCTTTGCTGCCTCGTTTGTTGTCATTCGCATGATAATAGCACGAGGATTATCCTTTGCTGTTTGTTCTACGTATTCTCGACATAGATCATAATCCTTCTGAAATTGAGGATAAATCCATGCATCAACTCCGATGAGTGTCAGGTCTGGACAATTATCAATTAGATGAAAATATGTTACACCTGTCTGTACACCTAATTCAGCACCGCGGGTGAATCCATTCTCTTTAACCAATTTTTCTAAGAATGTCTTACGATGCACGTCATCTGCAACATCAGCTTTTCTTGGTGGTTCTACTATCATAGTTTAAAATCCTTAAATTTTGACATCTGATCATGTGCCTCGCTCTTATCAAATACTGGAGTATCATCTGTCAGAGTTTGTTCCTGTTCGTCCACATCAAATAGACGCATCTTAGATCTATCTACCCCTATAACAAAGCGTTTATCTTTTGTAGGGTCGTTGTATCTATTCTTCAACTGTTTGACCATCATTTGACCTTGTTTCTCTAACTCTTCTGTAGAGATCAAAGCAAACATTAGATCTGCGGTAGCGGGTAATCCAAAAGACTCGGACGTATCTTCAAGCCCAACATCTGAGTTACCATAACCAGAACGAGTCGTTTGCGTTGCAGACCAGATCGGTACGTTGAACTCGACCGCAAGGCCACGTAGCTCTTCAGCAATTGCTTTAATGTAAGTGTATGAATTGATCGATCCTCCCATAGCTTTCATCCTTGACGATGCACAGATGTTTAGATAGTCAATGAAGATGACATCAGGCTTAAATGATCTCTTTAGCTTTAACTCATTGAGCAATGCTCTAAAGTGACCAGCATGTGCAGAACCAGTAGGATATTCTTTTACGATTAATTTACCATCAGTCTTACGAGCAATGTCTTGGACCTTTGTCTTAAACATATCTTTTGATAGATGCTCGAGCTGATCGATTGGCACATTTAAGAGGTTAGCATCGATACGTTCTGCGATACGTTCTTCTGCCATCTCCATTGTAATGTACAATACATTCTTACCATCTACAAGAGCCGCAGCACCCACATGGCACATAAACAGAGATTTACCGACACCAGTACCAGCAAGAGCGATGTTAAGTGTCTTAGGTGGGACACCACCCTTTGTGATCTTATTAAAGTATTCTAAATCGAATGGATTTCTATCTTCAACCTTATGGTAGAAATCATATCTTTCTTCATAGTTATCAACATAATCATGGCCAACATTATTATCGAATGATACGCCGAGAGCTTTATTCAAAAGATCTGGTAATGCATTCTTCGTTAATGATTCATGCTTTCCATCGATAATTGATATTGATTCCATGATGGCGTTATAGATTGCCCTATCTTGACACCATTTTTCTGTCGAGTCGAGTAACCAATCGGCATCTACTACCTCGTTTGAATAAAGCTGAGGTACAATGTCCATAGCCATTTGAAACTGGTCATCAGACATACCAGTAGTCTCTTGCATCTCAATGACAAGAGTCTCTGCGGTGGGCAGAGTATTGTACTTTGCTACATATTTCCCGGCCTCTTTAAAGAGGTTACGATACACGCCTTGAAAGTAATCTGGCTTAATGAAAGGTAATACTTTACGCATATAGTTTTCATCAGTCAAAAGATTTCTTAAGATAGTCTGTTCAATATTAGCTTGCACTAGGAACTCCAAAATTAAATGATACAGAAATACGATCTTCATCAGTATTATTTTGGCTTACTGAATGATGTAACCATGAAGGAAACAGAAGAAGAGTACCTTCTGATGGAGGGGCAGGATGGTTAATGTACTTATAAAC